ATCAACTTCCCATAAACCATCTGTGGGTTTTGCTTTTAATATTTCGGCATTAATATTAAATTTTTTAGCTAATTTTTTTACTTGACTTTTAGTCAAATTTCCAATTGGTGATAAATCTACACCACCATCTCCATATTTTGTAAAAAAACCAACTCCAAAATCTTCAACTTTATTCCCCGTGCCAACAACAAGACCCCCCAAAGATCCAGCGTATTGATATAATGTAACCATTCTTAATCTAGACTTACTATTTGCTAATGATAATTCTGTTTTATATTGTTTTTCTATGCTGTTTTCAAATTTTTGATATAATAATGTTAAATCTTTTTCAATAAAAACAACATTATCATATTTTTTTAAAAGCCATTTTGCGTGATTTTGAGCTCTGATAAGCTGATCTTTTTTTTGTTTTATTGGAAGCGATATAACATAAGTGGGGAGTCCAGTTTCTGCACATAAAGTAGATACCAATGCAGAATCAATGCCTCCAGAAATTCCAATAATCAAAGCTTTTAAATTGTTTTTTACTGCGTATTGCTTTATCCAAGAAGAAATGCCATGCATTATTAACCACCAATTCGAAGAATATTAACTCCTTCAATGTCTGGCATATACCTAAAGGGATCAATAACAGTGCATCCTTTAGGATATTTCAACGATTTAAAGTAATCATGTTGGGTTCCTAAAAAGAACAAAGTATTAGCATCTTGAGAATTAAATATTTCATTGAAGAAATTGATATTATCAGAGTGTGGATCTATATTTACAACATCTGCTCCTTTTTCTTTTAAAATATTTACAAGAAGTATGGATGGGCTTCCAGTTTGAATATTTGTTTCGGGCTTAAATGATTTGCCCAAAACACATATTTTTTTATTGTAAGACACACAAATATCGGCTAACCATTCTGTTTGATCTTCTCTAGCTTCCATTAGATCTTCAAAATAGTCATGGCTTAAATTTAAAGTTTTAGACAACCAAGACATAGCGATGTTATCCCTTGGGTGACAACCTCCACCGTCACCCATACCCCCACGAAGATATTTTGTAGAAATTAGTCTTTCATCCGCCAGACAAATTGCATCAATAACACTGTCTACGTTGGCTCCAATCTTATGACAAATTTCCATCATTGTATTAGCATAAACAATTTTCATCCCAATAAATGTATTGTAAGCGACTTTAATTAATTCTGCATTTTTAATGCTTGTCTTGAAAACTTTTTTATTATGCAGGGTTGAATAAAAACTTTGGACAAATTGTGCAGCGTCTGGATCATCTACTCCAAATAATACAAATTCTGGATTTAAAAAATCTTTGATGGTCGTACCCATTGCAATAAAAAATGGATTATAGCAAAGTTTAATTTTTTTCGATAAAATTGGCTTTATATATTTCTCAATAGTTCCCGGTAATACGGTTGAAATTATTACAACAATTTTTTCCTCACCATTTTTATCAACTTCGGAAGAAAGATTTTTTATTGCTTCTACCAAAGCATCATAATTAAAATCAACTCTAGATTCCGGTAATCTAGTACAGCCTTCATACAAAGGATCGTGTGGTGTTTGTACTGGAACGAAAATGATATCACTTTCTTTCACTACATCAGAAACTTCGGTAAATTTAATTTTAGATTTTGGTAAAAGATCATCAACATATATTTCACTATAAGGAATCTTTTTATTTTTTATATATTCCCCGACGTTTGGATTAATATCGTAACCCATAACATTATGGCCCTTGGATTCTATTGCAAGAGCAACAGGAAGACCCAATTTACCTAAACCAATAAATCCAATAGTTAAATTATTTGTTTGTTTCATTATATTTCTCATATTTTGTTATTAACTTAGCACCATTGCGAAAAGATATATTATACTTTATTTTTTGTAAATATTCAAATAATAATCTATAATAAAAATACTCCGCGACCTCACTATTTATAGATTATTTTTAAATTAATAAATCATTTGCGTGTCTTCCGTCATATCCTGAATCTTTTTTCGGATAATAAGCTCTGAATTGATGAAGTAACGGATGTGTAGTTTCTCTCCAATTTGGATGTCTTATACACTCTAGCATATCAGGATTAACTGTTTCTTCATATCCACAAGCTGCAAATAAGATATTTAAAAATACATCATAGCATACAAAAGAAGAATCTGCATCAACAAATTTTTTAATAATATCTTGGTTATTAAAGACAAAATTTGAAACTTTAATCATAGCATCTGTATTATAAAATGCAGGTGTGGCTCCGTAATGAGTTGTGTCAATAGACCCGGGAATACTTTTAATGATTGTTCGCATCTCATTAAACCCGTCATGGGTAGCATGATTTACTTTACTTCCAAGTAATGCTACACCATCAATTGGAAATGTTTTTAGTTTTCCCCTAACCAATACATCTGGCTCCATAATTAAAATGGACGGAGTTTGGCAGTATTCAATTGCCTTTATGTTTCTTCTAAAAAACTCATTAACCGAATCTAAAATTTTATGTCTAATATCTTTATTAGACCATTTTTCGGGAGTTAAATTTTGTGATATTCCTCTAGAATCATAAGATATTTCGGTTTTAACATTAAAATATTTTTTTTCTAAAAAAGAATAATCAGATCCCCCATCTGAAACTAAAAACACAGGACAATCTGGATAATGATCTTTTAAAATTTTAATCGAATAATCAACCGCTTCAACTTCTTTGTAACATGTATAAAAAATTCCAAATTTCATGTTGTGCTCACAGACTTAGCATGTTAATCATTTCATAACTACGATGTATCGCTGCATTATTTATGAATGGTTTAAAAAGCTGTGGATATTTTTTGTAGAGATACCCCAAAGCAATCTGTTCATTATTTACGATATTGTTATCCAACATCATTTCAAACAAATCAATAATTTCTTTTTTGATTTTATAAATTGCTTTTTTGTCCCCGCCAAACATTCCACCCATTACGTAGGATCTATTATCCAACAAATAACCTTCTGATAATTCTCCTGCATAAAAAAGATCTGGATAAAAACTCATAAAAGTTTGTATTAAAATTTTTTCTTTATCACTTATTAAATTATTTTCTGCATTTACAGATGGATATCTTTTAGTAAGATCCAAAGGACCAAAAAATCTAGATAATCCTGCATCCATCCAAATAAAATAATTGTCTTTAAAATAGTTTTTTTGAGCTGCTTGTTTCATCCATGCAAATTTAGAGTATTGAATTATAGAATATAAACTATGATTACATTCAATCCTAGAATTATCTTTAATTTTACTTCTATATTCTGATGAAGAAATAATAGAATCCATCTTATCTTTATATTTGTAGAACTCTAAATCTTTTAACTCCTGAACAATTATTTTAGTAGATCTTTCATTTCTTTTTTCTTTAACAAAATGTTCTAGTTTTGGTTCAACAAATACCACAAAGGAAGCATTAAGTTTTAAAGTATCAGAAAACCAATCCAAATAACTCTGCCAATTTCTTCCATCCATTCCTTCTCTAGAGATATCAAATAAACCAGTAACTATTGTTGTCATTTGATTTCCTTGTTGTAGACCTGTAAAATTGAACAAGCTCTATTTAAATAAGTATGATTTTGTTTTACAAAATTCATTTGGTCAGTTATCATCTTATAATTTGTCAAATGTGGCATTGATAATTCTAGTAATTCTTCCTCATTATTTGAATATAAAACTCTACCATCAAACAATTCATTTACTGCCTTTGAATTTGTTATTCCTAATTGTCCATAACTAATATTTTTAAATATTCTGCATGGAATATATCCTATTAGTTTATGATTTGATCCTGTATCTAATTTGCCATTTATCATAGCTCTCATAGCAGATCCTCTAATGTCTGGGGCAATATAAGACCGCTGAACTTGTTTTTTTGCATCTTCCCATGATAATGGATTTCTCCAAGGATCATTATGAGAAAATCCAATATTATGTAATTTTAAAGAATTACAAAATTTTTGAATTTCTTTTATATTGCTTTCTGCGATAGATCCAATCCAATAAACAATTCTTTCTCTCGGATAGTGAGCATCTGCATAATTAAATTCATTTGGCAATAAATCTGTTGCCCAGCTTAAATATAAAGCTTCATAATCTTTTATTCCCCGTTTGAATTGTTCTGACAATACATTATCGCTAGCTTTTGGGTCATAAAAAGAACAAGAATCAATTTTTATAAGTTTAGTCTTATCCATATTATATGAATAATTACAATCATTTATTTCTGATACATTAAATCTAATGTCTATTAAACGACATCCTCTAGACAAATACTTTTCAGGATTAACTGCTATATGAATAAAATAAACAGAAGTATTATTTAACGGAATGTTTTTTTCTGCATAGCCTTCGCTTATAAATAAACAATTTGAAAAATCAAAATTTGCTGGATAGTCATGATCATGAAACCAGTAAGTTTCATACCCCAAATGTTTAAAAGTTTTATACCATGCTCCATGAATGTAAGAATGTGTATGAGAATGTAGTGGATATCCCCAAATAATAATTTTCATAAAAGTCCTTTAAAATCTTGGTAATTCAACGTGAATAGGGTGTGATTGGTACGGAATGTTAAAATAATCCAAAACTGTTTTATGTAACATTTCATTGCACCAAGCACCATTTAATTTTTGCATACACTTTTCTAAAAATAAATCTGACATAGAAAAAGTACTCATAAATGCATCCATATGTTTTGAGGAACCAAAATTAATCCAATCCAAAATCATATTATCTGGTTGATTTTGCATTCCAGAATAATGGATGGTATTTTTATCATAATTTTCAAACAATATTTTTGTATGAATTACAGTATCTGTTCTGCACCGAACTACAAAATCATATTTAAAATTATTTGAATACTCATATTCCTTTTTTAATAAATTTACTTGATTTAAACTATAATGACAAGATAAACAGTTGTTAACTTGTCTATCTCTATAATTCGGCTCCATTGATTCGCGCCAATGTCGTGTCCAATTTATAGGCTGACCATTATCTCTGAAACAAAGTTCTGTGTATAAATTAGAATCTAAAAATACTTTACTTTTTTCTACTTTGTATAACTTTGGTTTATATATTTGCAATGCATCTTCAATTGCGGTAGAAGAAATTCTTTGATTTTCCCAACCACCACTGCCACCATATTTGTATGGTTTTGATTGTAAATCTTCGTCAAACCAAAAATGAAAAAATGTATCTACATCATAACCATTCAATATATTTTTGGTAATATAGGGTGCAACTTCAGGTACAAACCTCGGTTGACCAGATAAACACAAAGCAATTTTCATAATAATTATTTTTTTATTTCTTTAAGAGCACGAACTAATGCAGATCCAACCACTTGATGCATGTCATAATATTTATAGTCAGCTAAACGACCGCCGAAAATATATCTTTCATTATCAATTCTTGTTTTATATTTTTGATATAAATTATTATTATTTTCGTCATTAATTGGATAATATTTTTCTTTACTCGTATCCCATGTTTGAGGATACTCTTTAGTAATTACCGTAAAATCTTGTTTGCCATATTCAAAATGTTTATGCTCGCATATTCTAGTATATGGAATTTCAAAATCAGTATGATTAACTATAGCAACACCTTGGTAATCATTTACCGAAAGAACTTCTTTTTCAAAGTGTAAACTTCTCCATTCCAAAGTTCCCATGTCATAATTAAAAAATTCATCTATTGGTCCAGTATAAACAATTTTTTTAGCTATATCATCTAGTTTGTTGCGATCCTTTAAATAATCCACTCCCATTTCAACTGGTATATTTTTTAATAATTTTTTAAAAATTTGTGTATAACCACCAATAGGTATACCCTGATATCTGTCATCAAAATAATTGTCATCAAAGGTTAATCTAATTGGTAATCTTTTAATAATAAAAGAAGGTAATGTGTTGGGATGTCTTCCCCATTGCTTTCTTGTATAGCCGTATATAAATGTATTATATAGTTCTTCGCCCACTTGAGACAAACACCACTCTTCTAAATTTGATGGATTTTTAATTTTTATTTTTACTTCTTCTAATTTTTTAGAAGCCTCTAAAGGTGTTTCAACGCCCCATAGCTGATATAGTGTCATCAAATTGATAGGAAATGAATATAATTTATTTTTATATTTTACCTTTGGTCTATTGACATAATTGTTGAATTCAACCAAAGAATTCATATAGTCCCATATTTGTTTATTACTTGTATGAAAAATATGAGGACCATAGTCGTGAACATTTATTCCATTGTAATTTGTGGTATGGCAGTTTCCGCCTATATGATGTCTTCTGTCTATGACCAAACAAGAAGCACCCGAGTTTGTCATTTCTCTGGCAAAAACAGATCCAAATAATCCAGCACCAACAATCAAATAATCATATTTCATAATATTTTTCTAATATGTTAGTTGTGTCTAAATGTTGTCTTTGCGACCAAAATGCATAATGAACACATCTGGTGTTTCCTAACATCACGTTTTGTTTATCATATTTTAATGGATAAAAAACGGCTAACCAAGGTTCATCTGCAATGCACTTAATATCGCCGTCAAATTCGGCAAAATTTTCTCCTGCCCACATTATACAATTTATAGAAATAGGTTCATAATCTAATTTAATATCATCTATATTAAAATTGTCTAATGTTTTATTTTTGATCATGCCATGAGTTAGGTTTAAGAGATTTTCAGCAAATATAGAATCTTGCCAATATAAGGGACTTAAAAAAATATACTCTGGTAAAAAATCTTTTACTTTTGGTTCATTCAAGTTATCACTCATTATTTTTTCTGAATTTTTAATAAATTCTCTTCTTTTATTAAATTCAGAATACCAATGTTTATCACATATTTCACATAAAGGTGCATTTAATTTTTTATTTTTAACTAAGAAATAAGTACACCAAGCATTATTAATAATTGTAGGATAAATCAAAAAAGTATTTGGATTATTAATTTTATATTCTGCCATCTCTTCAAACATACCCGGTTCAATAAAAATTATATCATCATCCATTTTATAGTAAAGAGTATTGGGCTCAACGCAGTAATTATAAAAATGTTTTACGTTATCCGCTCTAGTCATTTGAGATGGATCTAATTTGCTGCATCCGTATTTTAACTTTACAAAATTTGGATATTTATTTGCATATTCATTTATAAAATCTAAATCAGATTGTACATTTGTATTAACCCATAAATGGTGTTCATCCACTATACTTTTATTCTGTAATACATTTTTAAAAAGAGATTTCATTGACTCTTTTCTGCCTACTGGTGAAACTACAATAATTTTTTTATTTTTATACATTATATTTCCGTTCTTATCAAATTATAATACATTATACATTTATCATTGTCATGTAATGGTAAAAGAGAAAACAATAAAGAGTTTGTTATTTGTTCAATATCATTTAATTGATTTTCTTTTTTATTTTTAATAAACCATTCAATAAAATATTGTTTATTTGTTTCAATAGTTTTATAATTTATTTTTTTATTTAATAATATAAAATCATAACCAATGATTGATTGATATAGCTTGCCCCAGTCATAATTTTCATCACCAAAAATAGAAAGATTATTTCCTAAAGATCCACGCATATCAATAAATTTAATTGAATCATCTATAAAAATATTTGTAAATACTGGATCGCCATGTATAACTTTTGAAATTCCTTTATAAGACTTAAAAAAGTTTAGTAAATATTTATAAATGTTTTGAGAATCTTTAAATTTACTGTAGTCATATTTATCAAATCTATCTTTTATTTTTAAAGAATAATTTAAACAAATGTCTTCATTAGCATAATTACTTACGCTATTATGTATTTCTTCCAGAGAATCCATCACACTAAAGAGAGTATGTTTTGTCATTGTTCCATTAATAAAAACATAAGACAAAGGAATTCCTGATAGTTTTTCCATAGTTATAATATTATTTTCTATATTATAAATTTGTGGAAAATATTTTTGTATTGACTTTGGTATATTTTGATACCAAAAAATTTCTCCTAGATTTGACGTTTCTTTTATAATCTGATTTTGTTTAATAATTATTTTATTGGTTCTTCGTGGCTCTATATAATTTTCAAATAAACCTAATTGCTGTCGAACATCATTTGTAGAATTTATAGCTAAATCGTCAATATAATAATCTGCATAAGGTTTTCCAAAAATAAGTTCATCATATTTTATATTGAAATCTTTTAATGTTTTTTTAGTAATATCTGATATATTTTCAATAACTTTTTCTATATCTCCATTAAAAGTTTTCATTCGTCTAGCAGTATAAATTATAATTTTATTGTTTTCTTTTAATGAATTTAAAATATCAATATTTTCCTGTATAGGCTCTACTGTTGTATAATCACCTTGTATTTTAGGATGTGTGACTAAAGTATTATCAAGATCAAAACAAAAAGTTTTTCCAAAAATTTGATTAGTTTTATTTGTTGCAAATGATCTTATTTGATTTGGTGTTCCCAAACATACAATATTTTTTGAATCAACCTCAATTGGAAAAATCTGATGACCATCCTTTATCATTTCTTGATAAAGCCCGGACACATAATATTCATTTTTACTTTTTATTTTTTTATCTAAAATATGCTCACAATATGTTTTTATTATGTTTTTATCTTTAAACCCATATGCACCGGAGCAAGCATTATTTGAAATTTTATTTTTTTCTTTAATTTCTGTAATTAAATTATTTTTTATTGAAATGTAAGAATAGATTGGATCAATTGTTTGTGAATCAAAATAAAAAATAAAATTTTCTTTTAAAGATCTACATTTACTCAATATGTCTTCAGTATAAAAAGTGTCAGAATCTAAAACTATTATTGGATCATTGTTTTCAATCAAATAGATAGAACTATATAATGTTTCTGCTGCCCCTCTAGTGGTATAGTCTACTTCATGAAAATGAAGTTTATAATTTGAATAATTTTTTTGAATAAAATCTTTTATTCTATAAGAAGAATGATTTTTATTTAATACGAGAATTATATTATCTGTATTATTTAAAATTAATGAATCTAGCAACCAAGAAATAATTGGTTTTGCCAAAACCTTTATCATAGGTTTTGGTTCAGTGTATCCTTCTTCTATAAATCTTTTACCTTCTCCAGCTGCCAGTATTACAATATTCACAATAAAAATCTTTCTTTTACATAATTCAATGATTTCATATATTCCAATAAAGCATTTTTATTACTATAGCTGCTGGTTATGTTACTGTATAAATCATGGTTTTGCTTATTGTAAACATAAGACATATCTGTGCTTTTTGATGGAGGATGGTTCATGTGACATACTAGACCACCATCAATCCAGCCAACTTTATATCCCAATATAATAAATCTATAAAGTCTTTCTTGATCTTCTGGCCCCCAATCAATAAACTCTTCATTTTCTCCAAATCCTTCTATATAGGATTTGGTATTAAAAAATTGAATTGATCCTGCACTGTGTACTTGATCAAATCCTAAAGATTCAAATACTGTTAATCCTTTTTGGGGAGGGTTTATAGAAAATTTTGTAATAGTATTGGATAACCAAATTGTGTTTTTACTATCTAAAATGTTATGTAAATTTTCTCCAGAAAAATTCCAAGATTGGATAAATGAACCCTTTCTATAAGGAAAAACAAAATCGTATCCTCTTTCTAAAAGTGATAAAGCTTTATAACAATTTTCTTGCGGTAACAAAATATCACAATCATAATTTATTGTATACTTTGTTTTAACATTTAAAAGCATATCATTTAGTATTTTAGTTCTATGAAAATAATCATTTGTATTTTTTTCAAAAATATAAGTTAATCTTTCATTGTCACCTAAAAATACTTTTTGTGTATCGTCAACCTCTTTTACTATAATTTTAAAATCAAAAAATTTAAGTAAAAACGCAACTGTACTTTGAATATTAATTAAACGTTTATTAGAGTCAATTTTTATAGGAATAATGGCAGTACAATCAGATGTGTTCATATAATAATCCAACCATTACAATAAATATCATCCCAATTTTTTGGAACAGTATTTGATGTTCCAAACCATTTTTTTGGAGCAATTACTTTTTTGCTATTGGACAACCAAGCTCCCCACCAACTAAATGAACTATTTGCAATAATATGATAATTACACTTTGTCATCACGCACATGTCAATAAATTTATCATTTGTCCCGAATAAATTTATTTTACGACCACAATCTTTTATAATAGATGCTGCTTGTTTTAAATCATCACTGAATAAAATTATTTCTGCATTATCTGGTATTGACCCTAATGCGGTTTTATAATATTCAGCGGAACAAATTGGATGACAGTCTTGTAAATACAAATAATCACCAAGACGCATATGAATTGCCACATATTCTTTGTCTGTTTTTAATAAAGAATTTGCTTTTTCTTCTATAAAAGGTAAAAATTTAAATTCTTTTGTTTTAAGATCTGACTCATATGATTTAAAATATTTTTCGGTTTGAAAATAACCTCTGATATCAGTATTATCAGAAATTTTTTTAATATCTGAATTATATTGAAATGCGACTTCAAGATAAACTGATCCAAAAAAATGAGAGGAAGAATCTTTAGCAGATAAATTAAAACACTCGGGTAAACAAAAATTTAATTTATCATTCGGGCTTTTTGTTTGATAAGGAACTCCAATATCATATTTTAACTCTTTACCTAGAGCATAAAGAGTTGCATATTGAAACATTTGATTACCGAAACGACCATTTAATCCTAAACTCTGACAACTAATCATTACGATACCTGTATGTTCAATTGTACATTTTCTTCTCTAACTGGAAAGTCAGAATTTTTATTGACTAATGGCTTTGCAGTTATAGCTTCCCATTGATTTGCACTTTGTCTATGATTTGCTTGCACAAAAAATGGTTTATTGGGAGTAAGTACATTAAATCTTTCTTGTATCAAAGCACAACCATTATCAAATGGTGTTTTTAATCTATAAGCAAATACTTTAGCAATATCGCTTACAGCTTTTTTGTATTGAGGATTAACATAGAGAATTGCATGTGTAGCTAATATTTTTCCAATTCTCATAAAATATTTATTTACTTGTTTAGTAAGATAATGTGGATTACCGGAAGAAACTCCCAAATATACTGCATCTGTATTATCTGGTACATCAATCATTGGATGAAATTCTGGAGTAAACTCAGCATCATCCTCTAAAATTAAAAGTGGACATTCATAATTTACATTATCCAAAATGTCAATGTGAGATTGTGCGCAACCCATATAATGTTTAATAGGGTCTGGAGTTCCCGGTGGTGGAGGAATTTGACAAGCTGATTTTCTAAATGTTCTTTCGAACCTATGCTGACGGAATCTTTCTTCCATAGCATTAGCATTTAAAACTGCGCTATCTAAATTTATCCAAACGGTTTGAATTTTTCTTAGATCTATAATCATATTCAACTCTTAAAGAACGAACAATATTATACAATAATTTAAAATAATGTCAAGTATCTATTGACATTTATCTTAAGATACTCTATAGTATACTTATAATGACTTTAGAATACCTTAAAGAACAAATTAATAAAGATTCTAATGTAGACTCTACAGAATTAGCTAAAGAAGCTCTAAAGATACCTCCATTACATGGTAAGTATCTCTCAATACATGCAGATCTTAAGATCGAACTGCAGAAATTAAAAAATGCATATGCCATTATGTATTTGAGAAAGTACAAAATTTACACAGGAAAAGCCAGTAAAGAAGAACTGGAAAAATGGAACGAAGAACCATTTGAACTTGATATTCTAAAAAATAAAGTAGAAATATTTCTAGAGGGCGATCCAACACTTCTAAAAATTAAAGACGATCTCAATATGGCTGAAACTAAATTAAAGCTCGTGGAAGAATTTTTAAAAGTGTTGACAAATAGAAATTTTGCAATAAAGTCTGCCATCGAATGGAACAAGCTCGTAAACGGTATTTCCTGACACCATAAATAATTGGTGTATACTATAATTGCTTCCGCAGAGGATCAAACAAAGTATAAAATTGATTGCGAAGAATCCGTAAAGCGAGAATTGAGATCATATTTTTCGTTTAAGGTTCCCGGCGCAGAGTATATGCCTCTGTATAAATCTCGTATCTGGGATGGAAAAATAAAATTATACGAGATCAACAGTTCAACTCTACCAAGAGGTCTTAAAACATATCTTCAAAAGTTCTGTGAAGAAAGAAATTATTATCTTGTATTTGATGAAAAAGATAATAAAACAATTTTATTAAGTGATTATGAATTTAATGCGTTCGTAAAGACATTAAATGTTACAGTAAAAAAGACTCCAGTTACACCACACGAACACCAGAAAAAAGCAGTCTTGCACGCTCTGTCTCAAAATAGAACTGTAATCGTATCCCCCACAGGAAGTGGAAAGTCTCTTATCATATATTTGATAATAAGATACCTACTTCGTTATTTTATTCAAGCACCTAAAAAAATACTCTTATTGGTTCCAACTGTTGGGTTAGTTCAGCAAATGGAAGCAGACTTTTTTGATTATTCAAAAAATGATAAAAGTTGGTCAAATACCAAAATGTTGCATAAAATTACTGCTGGAAAGGAAAAAATTACAAATAAGCCATTAATAATTTCTACATGGCAATCTGTGTACAAACTTCCAAAAGAATGGTTCCAGCAGTTTGATGCTGTGATTTTTGATGAATGCCATTTGGTCAAAGCAGACTCTTTGGTAAATATTGGCAAAAAATTGACAGAGGCTTGGTTTAGGCTTGGCACTACGGGCACCCTTGATCAGACCTTGGCCCATAAGCTCTCAATAGAGGGCACGCTAGGGCCCTCCATTCAGTTTATAACGACAAAGGGGTTGATAGGTCAAGGAGTGCTGGCAAGGCTTGCTATTGACTGTATAATGCTAGATTATGACGATAATTCAAGAAATAGAGTCAAAAAATTAAAATATCAAGAAGAAATGGGTTATTTGGTAGAAAATTCAAAAAGAAACGAATTTATTGCCAAATTGTGTGGTGAGATGGAGGGAAATACACTAGTACTTTTCAATTATGTTGAAAAGCACGGAAAGCCACTTTATGACCTCATACAACAAAAACATCCAGATAAGAAGGTTTATTTCATTTCGGGCAAAACTGATGCCGAAAATAGAGAAACTATTCGAAAAATCATTGACAAGGAAAAGAACGCAATTCTTGTTGCCTCTTATGGTACGACAAGTACCGGGATCAACATTGTGCATCTTGATAACATTATATTTGCGTCTCCTACTAAATCCATCATACGGTTGCTACAAAGCATTGGTCGTGGATTGAGAACATCGGCTCGCAAGAAAAACTTGAAAGTATATGATATAGTTGACGATCTTTCTTGGAAAAGTTATAAGAATCATGTGCTAAAGCATTTTGAACATAGAATGAAGATTTATCAAAAAGAAAAATTTGATTACAAGGCTTTTAAAATCAAAATATAAAAACGCTACAGGATAAATATTAATAAGGAGGAAGCATGGAAGAAAATAATTCTGAAGCTTCATTGCCTATCCGAGTAGTAAAACTTAGTACGGGAGAAGAAATTATTTCATTTATTGAAGAATTTGAAAATGAAATAGTACTGCATAATCCTGCTAAAATAGTAACTTATACAACAGCAACATCAGAGGGCGCAGTAATAGAATGCATAAGATTAACTTCATATTTGGGAAATATTGATGTAAAAACTATGTCCATACTGAAACAGTATGTTCTTTATATTGCTAATCCTTCAGAAGAAATAAACAAAATGTATGATTCTTTTATTAATTTTATGAAAGGCATAAATGATAAAATGATTACAGGAACGATTGATGACGCTGAATCCGCTGAAGATGCAGCTTGGAATTTATTCTCGGATCCTGAATTTGTAGATTTTCTTCAAGAAATATACGAAGAACATTTAAGTGATTTGGAAGATGTTGAAGAAACTGATGAGATCGATGAAGAATTAGATGCAAAGTGGGAAAAAGAAGTCGAAAAATCAAAGAAACGAAAGAAAAAGTATAAAAAAGAAGAATTAAAGTTACCATATAACCCAGACATGGAGGCATCGGACCCACAAAGTTGGTCTGATAATCCAGAAGACTATATCAAATGAGCAGCATTAATACAATACAAACAAACGCCTTCAAGTTCACTATTGATCGTGGAAACGATAATCTTGAGCTATTCTGTCAAGCAACTGGACTTCCGGGCGTGAAACTTAGTGTTCAGCCACAGCCAACAATTCTTGGAATACAAATTCCTGTGGCCACGAACACATTTAGCTTTGATCCTTTAATTATTGAATTTTTGGTAGATGCAAATCTTAATAACTGGAAAAGCATTTATGATTGGATGAGAGAGATTGGAAATATGGAAAATGACACTAGTGGAACATATTATCAATCTTGGTCCACAACTGCTAGATTAACTCCATTGACTCCTCAATTGTGCCCAATATCAGACCGAGTAAT